TGATGACACAGAACGATGACTTGGCCGACCGCTTCGATGCTGACGTACTGCTGGCAACTTCGGAACTCAAGGTATTGCGCTCTCATCTGATTGCTGCTTTGCGTGGTGAGGTGCAGTCATGAGCGATACAAACACAAATGCGTCAGCGTTTCCATTGGCAACTGAGGGAGGTCACTTTTCTGAAGGCATGACCCTGCGCGACCACTTTGCAGCCAAGGCGATGCAGGCAATGGTTAATTACGGCCCTTGGTCAGACAATCAAGACAGGATTCGGATTGCAGAGTGCGCGTACCAAATGTCCAATGCAATGCTGAAAGTGAGGGAATCATGAAATACAAAGACAAAGACCTGACACCGTGGTTCCCTGCTGACGTGAAGCCTGTGCGTCCAGGTGTTTACCGAGTTGCCTACGCCTACTTTGGCGACACTTGTTATGCTTTTTGGGATGGGAGGCGGTGGGGTCGGGTAAAAACGACAATCCGAAAAGCTATTGTTGAAGCACACCCAAGCATGGCAGCACAGAACAAGGTGTGGCGTGGTCTGAACAAGGAACCAGTGTGAACCACGACTTCACATATGACTTGGAAACGTACCCAAACGTCTTCACGGCCTGCTTCGAGCACATCCCTTCGGGGATGATGGTCGAGTACGAGATCAGCGACTGGCGCAACGACTCTAAGGAGATCATCGCCTTTTGCCAATGGCTTGCTGACACCAACGCACGGTGCATCGGCTTCAACAACGTGGGCTTCGACTACCCTGTGCTTCACACGCTGTTGCGCATGGGTTACGCCACCGCTGACACCCTGTACCAAAAGGCGATGCAGATCATCCAGTCTCAGGGCTTCGGTGGTGACGAAGCGCCTGATCGTTTCATGCACTCGGTCAAGCCTGGTGACCGGATCGTGAAGCAGCTCGATCTTTATCGCCTGCACCATTTTGACAATAAGGCCAAGTCAACCAGTCTGAAGATGCTGGAGTTCAACATGGGGTCCAAGAACGTGGAAGACTTGCCGTTCCCTGTTGGTACTAGATTGACCCGAGAGCAGGCCGATGTGCTCAAGAAGTACAACCGCCACGATGTGCGTGAGACAACGAAGTTCTACCACCACAGTGTGCCAATGATCAAGTTCCGCGAGGACATGTTGAGGAAGTACCCCGGCAAGGATTGGCTCAACTTCAACGACACGAAAATCGGCAAAGAGTATTTCATCATGAGGCTCGAAGAAGGTGGTGTGCAATGCTACGACTTCGGACCAAACGGGCGACAGCCTCGTCAAACGAAGCGCCCACAGGTTGCACTCAAGGATGCGATCTTGCCGTGGATCAAGTTCCAGCACCCTGAGTTCAACCGCATTCTTGAGTGGTTGAAGGCTCAAGTGGTCACTGAGACAAAGGGTGTCTTTGAAGATGTGACAGCAGTGATCAATGGTTTTGAATTTGTCTTCGGTCTCGGTGGTATTCACGGCTCAGTCGAATCTGAAATTCTGATCTCGGATGACGAATACATGATTGTCGATCTTGACGTGGCGTCAATGTATCCGAACCTTGCCATCGCCAACGGCTTCTACCCGTATCACTTGGGCGAAACCTTTGTGAAAATCTACAAGGACTTGTACGAAGAACGAAAGAAGTACCCGAAGGGTTCGGCTGAAAACGCAACAATTAAGCTGGCACTCAATGGAACTTTTGGGGACTCGAATAATAAGTTCAGCGTGTTTTACGATCCGCTTTTCATGCTTTCAATAACTTTGAACGGGCAACTTCAACTTTGCCTGCTTGCCGAGACACTGATGGCAAACATAGCCAACTTGAAAATGATTCAGGTGAACACTGACGGTATTACGGTTCGTATACCGAGAGTCCACAAGTCCTTGCTTGATCAGGTGTGCAAGTGGTGGGAAAGTGTCACCAAGTTGCAACTCGAAGAAGCCATTTACAAGAAGATGTGTATTAAGGATTGCAACAATTATCTTGCGGTGTACGAGTAATGAAGTATCGTCCCGAAATGACCCAATCGTTACTGTTGCGGTTCACCACGTATGACCCGGAAACAGGTATCCTGAAACGCACGCATTGTATGAATAGGGCACACGAGATCATTGAGTGTGAAACCGTACCAACATCTGTCACAGCGCAAGGCTATCGTCAGTTGAACATGTTCAAGAGACCATACCTTGTCCACAGACTTGCGTTTCTCTACATGACTGGTCGGATGCCGAACGAGGTGGATCACATAAATGGTGACAGACTTGACAACAGGTGGGTAAACCTCAGAGATGTTGATTCATATCGAAACAAGAGAAACATGGGTCTTTGTAAGCTGAACAAGTCTGGTACACCGGGAGTTTGGTATTACGAGAGGTATGGTAAATGGGAGGTCCGTATTGCACATGAGGGTAAAAGTGTTTACCTTGGTAGATACTTCGATTTTGACGAAGCGGTCGCCGTAAGAAGGAAAGCGGAGATCGAGTTCAACTATCACGAAAATCACGGAAAGAGGGAATCATGGAAAAAGTAAAAAGGAAGGGCACCTACGAGTGGAAGAAGGTCGAGGACGGTGGCACGCTTGGATGGCACCAGAACCGTGGTGGCATCGTGATTGCACGCATCGCTGAGATGGTGCTGCTCGAAGATGCACCGATCCGTGAGACCGTGCAGAACTGGCCCAACAAGCACGACTTCTTGCTCCGCACCAAGGTGCCACGTTCGAGTAAGCTGATGTGGGGTGACCAGCAGGTGCAGAACATCTGTCGCTACGTGATTGCCAAGAACGGCAAGCCGCTGACGAAGGTCATGCCGCCACTGGCAAAGGCACCAGATAAGTGGCGACAGATTGGCGTTGAGTCAGGGTGGAACGTGGCTATCTGCAACGACCTCGATCACCTCGAAGGTGTGGAGATCGATTACGATTATTACGTTCGTGAGATCGAAAAGATTACGATTGGTCTGTCATGACCGAAAATAAACTGAACGGGTGCCACGACAGACCACCTTTACGTGATACACTGAGCGTGCAGGACGGTTGGACCAGAACTGGCACTAAGTACATGGTGGATACACCGTTCCGCATGAGTCAGGAGTGTCAGTATCGGCACACTGATTTAGGGAAGGCCGACCCCGGATGTGTCGGCTGCAAGTGGAGAGATCGATGACAGACTTCTCAACGTGGGACCGCGAAGCCCTGAACAAATTTGCACAAGAAGCGACACAGGAACTTCTTGCCCTTCAGGAAGAACTTCGTGTTGCGATTGATGCCTATCGCAAGCTGGTGATCGAACATGCTCGAAAAACAGATTGAAGCCATCTTTGGTGGTGTTGAAGTGAAGGAGAACTGAAATGACAGCGTTGAATAAACAAGAAGGCGGCAACCACTACAAGGACATGCCGATCCAACCAATCGAGTTCATCACAAAAAATAAGCTGGACTGGTACCAGGGCAACATCGTGAAATACGCGTCACGCCACCACAACAAGGGTGGTGCCGATGACTTGCGCAAGGTCATTCATTACGCTGAATTGGCATTGGAAGCGCAGTACGGTGAATCAGCAACCAAGGCACCCGGTGCTCGAAAAACAGATTGAAGCGAAGGGCGGTGAGCACGCCAAGAAGAAAGGTGTTCTCCATCTGAAGTTCACCAGTCCCGGACGTGCCGCAGTACCCGATCGTCTGCTGCTGTCCGAGATTCCAGAGTTCCTTCGCCCTGTGATTGCAAAGCACATTCGCTTTGTCGAGTACAAGCGCAAAGGACAAAAGCCCACTGAGGCACAGACACGCGAACATGAGCGTTTGCGTGCCCTCGGGTTCCGTGTCGATGTGATCGACAGTGTTGATGATGCGAAACAATCAATTGATGAAATGAGTGAGTGATGTTTAACTTGATGCTTGGTGACTGTCTGGAGCGCCTGAAGGAATTGCCTGACAACAGCGTGGACAGCGTTGTGACGGACCCGCCTTATGGTCTGAGTTTCATGGGAAAGAAGTGGGACTACGACGTGCCAAGCGTGGAAATTTGGGCCGAATGCCTGCGCGTGCTGAAGCCGGGTGGACACCTGCTGGCGTTCGCTGGCACGCGCACCCAGCACCGCATGGCCGTGAGGATTGAAGATGCAGGGTTTGAGATTCGGGACATGATCGCATGGGTTTATGGAAGCGGATTTCCCAAATCGCTGGACATAAGCAAAGCCATTGATAAGGCTGCTGGTGTGGAGCGCGAGGTCTTGGGCACCGTAGACCCAAGAGGCACATTCGACGGGCGTGAGCGCAACAGCGCAGCCATCAATAAGAACTGGCGGAACGCTGAAGGTCGTGACGATGTGCGTGACTTGAACAAAAAGGACATCACCGCCCCTGCAACCGAAGCCGCCCAACAATGGCAAGGATGGGGCACAGCTTTGAAACCCGCGCTGGAGCCGATCACGGTCGCCCGCAAGCCCCTGATAGGCACAGTGGCAGAGAACGTATTGGCGTATGGCACTGGTGGGCTGAACATTGATGGTTGCAGGGTGGCGACAGAGGACAAGCTGAGTGGTGGTCATGCCAGTGGCGGGCAGCAGATGACTGGTGGATGGGAGCGCCCTTGGATGAAAGACCCTGATGCCGTGGCTGCAAATGCTGAACGGTCGCGCCAATCGGTAGCCAAGGCCGAAGAACTTGGCCGCTGGCCTGCAAACCTAATCCACGATGGCAGCGATGAAGTTGTGGGGTTGTTTCCGACAACGACAAGCGGGGCCATGAAGTCAGGCACCCAGCGTGCCGCACAAGACCAACCCGGCAGCGTC